GCAAGGTCAATGATGTAACGCTCTGCCATCGCCAGACCCTGGATGACGCCACAGAGTTTTTGATACTGCTCAAAAGATTGACATGAACCACCCGCCAAGTCGTCCGCGTAGTTGTTCAGGTCGGTGCGTATTTGTTCGCGCAATACGCGTGCGAAGTCTTGGATCATTTAGTGGGCTTCTCCTTTGGTTGGTTTTGATCACGCATCATCTTGACCTTGGCTCGCGCCTGGGACTCTTGGTGACGCAACTTCTGGTCATGCGCCGCTTGGCGATGCTCCAGGTCCTGTGCGTGGCTGCGTGCAGCCATCTCTTGTTCCATGCGTGCGGTCTCGATGTCAAACCGCCCGGTGTCTCGACGCGCGTCGATGGCCGCTTTGGTCGCGTCCACGTTTAAGCGACGGCTGTCGATGTTCTGACGTTGCAGCAGCTGCGCGGCGGTACGTTGCTTCTCCAACTGAATCTTGGCAAGCGCCTCGGCAGCGTCTTGCTGGAGTTTCTTCTGGGCGATCGCCAGGTCTCCCTGGACCTTCTGCGCCTTGGTCTGAGCCTCCTGTTGGCGGATGGCCAGCTCTTGCTGCTGCATCTGAAGCACCGGGTCCTGGGCCTGCTGTTGAGCCTGTTGCGCTTGGGCCTGCGCTTGGTTCTGCTGGAGAACCTGCTGGGCGGCCTGGGCCATCATGCCCGAGAGCGCCACCTCCACCTCGGGCGGCAACTTCTCGTCTTCCGGGGGCAGGGGCATACCGAGCTGCTGCTCGATCTTCTGGCGATAGCCAAACCCAACGTGCTCGGAGATGTGCGCTTGCATCGCTGCCTGCATCTGCGGGGCGCGGGGGTTCTGGCCGATCAACTGCATGATCAGGGGGTCCTGCATCGCGGCCATGTGCACCTTGATGTGCGCCTCGTGGTCCTGGTACATGAACGCCTTGACCGGCTCGCCCTTGAGGACCGCCATGTTCTCTGCCACCGGATCGCGTGGCTTCTGGTCGTCCGGCAGGGGCACGAGCTTCTCAGCGTGCTTCACACCCAACACCTCCAGCATGCGGCGGTGCAGCTGCGGCAAGTCATAGATGTCCGGCGCCATCTGCGCCATCTGGATCACGGCTTGATACTGCACTACCCGCTGGCTCATGGTTGCCGCGTTGGGATCGCTCACCGGAATGATGTCGACCTGGGAGTAGTCTTCCTTGCGGGCCGTGCGGCGGCCTTCTTCCGGCTGATAGTCGTAGTCGGGGTCGGTGTAGTCCTCGATGATCTTGACCAGCAACTTCAACTCTTGCTTGAAGCTGTAGTGCAGGCGGGCTTGCACCGCCGTCATGACCTTGAGCTGACGCTCCAGAAGAGCCAGCGTGGTGCCCACCGGGGCCTGCGCAGACATGTCCGACACCTTCATGTCGGCTGTTGCGGCAAAGCGACGACCCTCGTCGACGATCGTGGTCAGCAGGTTGTACAGGGTGGCGCTTGGCTCCTTGTACGGCAGGGGCATGATGCTGTCACGCAGCGCCCCAGAACTGATGTCTACGTCCCGCCACTCGCCCGGGGCAATCGGCGTGTCATCACCTTTAATCCGAAGCCCACGGGTTTTGAGTCCCCCGGGCAGGTTCGATAGGGTACCCGCATCCACCAGCTGGCGCATGATGGAGGTTGCAGACTTGGCAAACCCGCCAATGAGGTGGAAGAGTCCGAAGCCGTAGGCTCCGAAGCCTGGGATGTATTGGTAGTGGACGAAGTGCTGTCGCTTGAGCTTGAGGGGGTCTTCTTCTCGCCAGTTGCGTCGGATGGCCAGGACATCGTTCGATCCTTTTATAAGGGTTACTACGTATGGCAGCGCGATTCCCGTCTCTTCGCCGTCATCGTCCTCATCTTCGTCCCCCGGCAGCACCAAGTCAACATGGCACTCTAGCAGCACGTACCGATCGTCGTCGATGTCGCTAAAGCCCGTCTCTTTGTCCTTGGCTTTCTTGATGTCGTCCTGGCTGTGCGTGGGGTCCGGCAGCTCGATGTCGCGGTAGAACCCAGCTTGCTGGAGCTTGATGATCTCGTTCTTGGTCTTACGCATGACGTGCGTAAGCCGGTAGCAGTTGTCCAGGTCTGACGTGCCGTACGGCAGGATGATATCCTCTGCCGGGATAAACATTGACACCTGACGTCCCAAATTGGGATCGTAGTACACCTTCTTGAACGCCGAGCCGGTAGCGGGAAGAGACCACAGCATGCGCTCATGCTCGGGGCGGAACTCCTTCATGACGTCCGTCAACTCGTAGTTCAGGTCGTCCTCGACGCGCTTGGATGCGGCCTTCTTCTCAGGCGTCTCCTTGCCCAATATCTTGGTGCGCACCGGGCCTTGGGCCGGGAATGTTTCCGTTATGCTTTCTGACTGGAACCTGACAATTGCCTCGGTGATCATCGGGTGGAACACGCCGCTTGCGCCCTGCCACGGCTCCGTTCTCTCCTCGTACTGAAGACCAAGGAGCTTCAACCCTTCTACGTACGACTTCTCCCACTCCTTGCGTGACTGCTTGTCCTGGTCGATGTCACCAGCCAGGTCCCCAGCGATCGTTGCCACGGCACCCTCAGATAAGGTCTCGGCTAGGTTGGCAGAGAAGCTCTCTTCGTCCTCTTCGCCCGGCATGATGGAGATGTCTAGTCCATCCGCGTGGATGTTGACGGCTTCCGGGTCAATGATCTCAATCTCGATCGGCTCCTCGTCGAGTGCGTCCTCCTCCATGCTGGAAGGGGCTTGGTATAAGGCCTTGTCGATGTTGGTAGCCATGTCGATCCTTAATAGTACGCCGCGCTACGGCGTCTGAAAAATCTGGGTTCATCCGGTTCGTCCGAGTCCAGACGAATAAACCCACCTTGTCTGAATCTCAGCAACGCCTGGCTGGTGGTATCCACGAAGTCATCGTTCTCGCCGTTGGGGAACGACGCCACTTCCTCGATCACCTCACGCGCCCAGCGTGTGTCTGGCGCCCACACCATGCCGGATGCGAACAGATCAGCCACTGCGTTCAATCGTACCATCTTGTCGTTGCCACGGCTAGGGTTCGTCTCCTGGACTGGTATGCCCATGTTGCGCAGCTCCTGGATGAGCGGCGCCCCGGCAGCCTTCTTTTCCACGATGAACGCGTCAGGCTCCCACTCCTTGTAGTGTTTGAGCGCAATCTGCTTTAGCTCCGGGAACGCCATGCGGTCTTTGAACGCATCCAGCAGGATGATCTGCGCCTTGTCGTTCTCTTCCTCGTTGTAGAAGACGCCCCACGTCGTACACGCCGAGTAGTCGGAGTTGGTCTTGGTCTCAAACGCCGTATCCCAGGACTGTATGACGTAGTCGCACTCGGGCGGATCATCTGCCTCCCAGACTCTCCAGAGCTTCCTGCTGATGATCGCCGCGTTGTTGCTTGTGGGCTGCTGCATGTACTGGGCGTTCCAGTACTGTGGGTCGATCGACGCCTTCGTCGCCTTCAACGCCTCCAGAGGCCACTGCTCTGGCCACAAGGACTTCTCCTTGTCCGTGCCCTCGTGCAGGATGGCCGGTAGCTCCACGATCTCCCAGGGGATCGAGTCCGGGTTCCGCGTCTGGTAGTCGATCAGGCGCCCGGTCAGGTCCAACTTCCCCCAGCGGGTCATGATAATGATGATCGCCCCGCCCGGCATCAGACGCTGCAACGGTCCAGTCTGGAACCAGCTCCACGCCGTGTCGAATGCAAGACGGGAGTTCGCCTTTACGTCTTGTTCTGAATGAGGGTCATCAATGACGAAAAGATCAGCTCCACGGCCAGCAAGTGCACCCCCAACACCAGCAGCATAATACTGGCCACCAACAGAAGTCGACCACTTACCGGCAGCTTTCTGATCATCTGCGACCAGCGTGTTTGGAAAAAGTTCACGGTATTCCTCCGAATCGATCAAGTTTCGCACGCGTCTACCAAAATCTTCCGACAGGCCCGCCGTGTGCGTGCCCATGATGATCTTCTTATCAGGGTAATTTCCTAGAAAGAACGCTGGGAACAGGTAGGAGGAGAACTCCGACTTACCCATACGTGGCGCAATGTTGATAATTACGCGTTTTTTCTGGCCGGAGATCACTTCTTGGAAGATTTTGGCCAGTTTTCGGTGGTGTGGCCCTATCTTGAACCCCGGATA